ATCACCTTAACCAGCGGTTGCCAGTAAGTTTATTCAGTCACTCCCATGTTGCGTCCAACAAATATACTATAGCATAAAAAAAGGAGGTGTCAACCCCCTTCATTTTAAAATACAATTACTTACTATAGTTGTATAGTAATTGTGCTTCTGCGTAGATGAGTGCCAAGAAAACTACGCTTGCGAGTAAGATTTCTGAGACTACTAACATCTTACTTACCTCCTTTTACAGCAATACCTCTGTAAACAAGTTTCTGAGGTTGTTGTGTTTTCTGCTCTTGTACGCGAGTTTCGGTGTCATAAGTAACACCACGATAAGTGACTTTTGCCATTTGGTTTGCTCCTAAAGTAGTAGGGTTTTTAAATCCCGTTCCTTCAGTCGGCTTTTGCGTCCTTACAATATAACCCATATGATTCACCAAAATCATAATACAAATCAATAATTTCCTGTCTTTCTTCCACACTAAGGTCAGGGTAGACTTTAGCACGATCAACAAGAGTGTTTATATCTGTACATGATACTGTTACTATTGTAGTAATAGCACTTGATGCAGCAATTAAAGTTTCAATCATAAGGATGAACGAACCCGTTCCGAGTCGGCTTACTTGCGTCCAATAATATAAGCGTCACAATCATCTGACACTTTAGTTCTCAAGTAATCTATAAGATACTCGTGAGCATCAGAGTTAAGATTCTTATCACTAAGTATCTCAATTCTGTTTTGGTTCCATTCAGAACAAGACATTTCCCAATGAGAAGCGTTGTGTTCAACTAGAAGTGATGCCAGTAGTGTGAGTTCTATCATTTGGATGAACGTAAAGGTATGTTAGCATACCCACACTATTTAGTCAAGTAGTCTGTAGTAAAAGTTACAGAAAACCCTACAGGGCAAAAATTTGGCGGGATTTTTTTTGCCCTATTTTTGAAACTACTTTCGCTTTTTCTTTTTAGGTGTTGCTTCACCACTATATCCCCATAGCGATGGTTTAATTGTTCCCTGTCCATAATCAATACGTTTTACGTTAGTAAACTTGTCATAGTACATATCAAACAACTTAACTCTTGATCCTCTGGTCAAGTCTTGATGTTCTTTACCATCAACTGTATAAGTTACGATAGACGCATCTGTGGGAGCTTCTTTTGTCATCACATCTGCGGGAGCACCATTCTCAACTAATATTTCTGTGCCATATGTCTCTTTAAGAGACTCCTTCTCAGTTGAAGTCCAATATGTTTCTCTCTTTTCTGGTTTCTCTGATTTTTCACTCTGTGATAGTTGACCTAGTGGTTTAGTCATGAGCGACCTCCCCATACGATTTGTGGATACGCTGCACCTGCAATTTCTTTTGTAATCTTATACTTATCTGTCAACCTTCCATCTTTTACTAAAACTAATATCTCTGCCTCTAATGGATGTAATCCTTCAAGTATGTTTATAAACATCGTTTCTCTACGGAGATTACTAAGACCGTTGTTACCACCCTTAAGGAAGTTATAAAACTTAGTGTATTCTTTACGAATAGACGCTTTCCCTTGGTCTTGAGAACCTAAAGAAGTGGTTCCCAATTCACCCATTTTACCTACAGCATCATTAATTCTATCAGATAAAGTTCCTGTCATACTGTTATCTTCTCTTGTATTTCCATAAGGAACATCTCCCTCTGGAAGTAATGAGATTGCAGTTTCATCGAAGTTCCAAATCAACACTGCCATTATAGAATCGTGTGCATATGTCTTTAGAACTTCAATCTTCTTCGCTTTTGTTCTTTGTTTAGATGCAGCTTCCAATACCTCATAACAAAATGGAATGTTGGGTAATTTTGGAATTGCTGTTGTTTTTGCTTTTACCACTTTTGGTTTAGTCGTCGTCTTCTTCGCTGTTGTTGTCATAATTTTCAAATCGGAATGCTACTATTTCGTCAGGAACTATATTACCATTTCTATCATACATCTCTGGGTGAATTTTTTCAACCTCTTGATAATTCATCATGTAATCTCTTGCAACCCATCCTCCTATTACTCCTACAATTAGAAACAATATAAACAGAAATGCTGCGAACACAATGCTTACTGCTAACATAATTCTCCTGAGATTATTTTTTTGGTTTTACATCCACATAAAAGTCAAAGTGAATGTTTATGTCCTTGTTAAAAAAAGAGATCATCTTATCTAACAATAGACGAAATGTTTTAGGTCTCTTTCTTTTACCTCCTGAGAGTATCAACTCAAAACCACGATCAATGTGGTCGGTTGATTTATTTATGTCTTTATTATGCGATTTTATTTTCTCGCAAGAATTCGATTGTGTCAACACAACCTCCTAGTTTTTTACCATCAACCACTACTTGTGGAAAGGTGGATCCCTGACCAAATTCATCGTAAAAAGAATCACGATCAAAGTCTTCATTTAAATTATACACCACATAACTCAGTTTTGTCAAGTCCATTACCTGTTTAATTCTTTCACAATATGGGCAACCTTCCTTTGAGTAAACTGCAAAGTTCATATGTCTTGTTAAATAATGATTTATAAATTTAATGTTTTCTTATTATATCATGACTTCATGATATAGCAAAGTGCGTAATATGGAGGTCTATTCTCGTGAGCACTACCACCACCAGTATTATTAGTGGAGGGGTTAGCATTTCCTGTAGAAACACTTACACTTGTGTTAGCATTCCCTGCACTAACTCCTGTATTCGCATTCGATGCACTCATACTTATACCAGTATTTGCATTACTCATATTGAAATGGGTACCTGGATATCCACCAGAACCACCATAAGGAACGTGAGCACCACCATAACCTGGAAAGAGTTTAGCACCTGTAACTGATGTATTATGTTGGTGACCAGGATCGGATATTGACATACTATGTCCGTGACCAGGATCGGATACACTGTGACCGTGACCAGGATCTGAAACACTTGCAGAGTGATTGTGATTGTTAGTTGTGTGACTATGTGCTGCAATCTGGGATGTAGTTAGGGTGACAGTGTTAGAACCACCTGTAGCACCAATTGAATATGAAGAACCAGTTCCAGAACCAACTATAAATTTATTCCTTAAATCTGGAGTGCTATTTGAACCATTACATAGATACCAACCTGATGGTATTGCATTTTCTGCACCTGACCACATCATAATTACACCAGATGGTACACCTTGAAATGTTGACCATACTGCAGCGGAACCAGAACCTTGACTATGAATTACTTGACCTGATGATCCATAATTTGCACCACCTAATCCTATAGCACCATCCTTTGATACTCTTAATCTTTCACTACCCTCTGTTGTGAATTTTACGTGACCATCAGAACCTGTATCTACTGTTTGAACACTCGTATTACCTGTAAATATTTGAGTCGCATCGATTCCTGATAAATTTGCACCACTACCATAAAATGTTGTAGCAGTAAAATTATTCATTCCAGATATATTTGTGGCACCATCACCAATTATATTTCCTAATGCATTAATATTACTTCTTGCAGTTATAACACCTATTGAGTCAACATTTTTTACATCATTATATGTTAATTCACCACCTACAGTTATATTTCCAGCAACCTCTAATGCTGCAGCAGTGACAATTCCAGTGAATATTGCAGAACCACTGTTATAAATTGTTGAACCTGCTCCAATTGGTGTATCAGCACCTAAAGAATTTATGGCTGCTGCTTCAACACCAACACTATGAACATTTGTGGAACCAGTTTTGAAGTTTCCACAGGTTGCGACACCAGCAGCATTTATATCTCTGTCTGTAATCGTAAGTGAACCTGTGCCAATAGTTAATATACCAGTTACTCTTGAAGTGCCAGTGACAACTAAATCTTCCGAGAAAGATGTATCACCACCAACACGCATACTTGATGTTGTATTAATACCAGCAACAATATTACTACTTCCAGCAGTTCCAACTACTACACTACTATATGATGTTCCAATTCCAACAGAATTAGTTACATTTACATAAGCTATTTTTTCTTCATCTATATTTGTATTTTTTACTCCTTTACTTCCTGACCTAGCAGGGATAACAAATAAAACTTCTTTATT